CCGCTGAAGTCGATGAAGGCCACCGTGCCGACGGGGGTCGAGAATTCCTATTTCTCGTAGCCGACATACCAGATGCCGATTACTTTGCCCGATGCGTCTTTGATGGGATCGTAACCGGTCACGTACGGTTTGCCGAGGATGTCGACTTCGCGGGGCTACGATGAGCCAGCAATCCTCTCTTACGCAATCAGCTCATTCTGTCCGACAAGTGCTGACGGCCTACAGTCGCCGAACTCCGAGCCGGGAACGACCTGGTAATGGGAAATCGTTTTCGGGGTGGAATCGCCAAAGGCGCCATGCCGCCTTTACACCGTTACTTTGGTAACCCGGCGCTGAGTTGGATCGGCCGCGTACTTTTCTCAATGAATGTTGGGGATTTTTACTGTGGTCTACGCGCGTTTCGGAAAGATGCTATTCGCAGCCTTGGCTTGGTTTCGCCCGGCATGGAGTTTGCTTTGGAAATGGTGATTCGTTCCGGGATCGCCGGTCTAAAAATTACCGAAGTGCCCACAACGCTGTTGCCGGACGGCCGTTCTCGACCGCCCCATTTGCGCACATGGAAAGATGGATGGCGTAGCCTCCGTCTTTTTCTTCTATTCAGTCCTCGCTGGCTGTTCCTTTATCCTGGTCTGACGCTGTTGACTTTTGGCTTGGGCACGGCGCTGTTACTGCAATTGGGCCCAATTTCGATGGCCCCAAATTTGAAATTGGATCTCCACACGCTACTCATCTGTTGCGTGGCTACAATCGTCGGCCTTCAATCGGTATCGTTCGCAGTAATTGCCCGCAGTTACGCGACCGTGCGTGGATTTTTGCCTCGAAGCGATAGATTGGAGAAGATACTGGGATTTCTTAAACTCGAACGTTTGCTTGGGATTGCATTGATCATTGGCATGATTGGTTTTGCCGGAACAATGTGGTGTCTGATTCGCTGGTCGGAGGTGAGTTTTGGCCATTTGGAGTATGGGACCGTGCTGCGAATCCTCATGCCTTCCGTCACATTGGTCGCCATTTCGATTCAGCTCGTGTTCACTTCATTCTTCGCAGCTCTGCTGGACATTGCAGCAGAATGAAGATGTAACATGGCGCCCACTAGGTCATCGTCCGGCCATCATATCGCGGTGTCGCTGCGGTTTAATAAAAGGCAAGTTCCCATCTTCAGTTGTCTATGACAACTCGTCCTGCGCCTCGGTGTTTGCTAGCGATTGTGATTTGGAAATCCATCCGGTCTGCACGTCGATCAATCGCTAGCTTACGGCGGTGTGAACCACTGGATCGAGCCACTCTCGATCACGCATGCCACGAGAGGATCAATGCTAATAGGAGATTTACCCGCTTGCACGAGTCCGGCTGTGATGAGTTTATTTGCGGCGTGACGTATCTGCCATTCGCTCAGGCCGGTTGTTTTGGCCGTCCGCTCGACGAAATCATCATCAAAAACAAACATTCGCTAGCTCCTTTCACCCTATGAGACTCTGGACGTCTATGACGGGCTCCGCCTTCAACGGCGCCACGCCGATCGCCATCGCCAGCGCGACCATGCCGTCGATCCGACCGACCGAGCGCTTTTTCGACGGCTTTCGATTGCCAGCATCGTCAACTGCAATCACCGTATTGCTCGCGCACATCGAAAGCACCGGGTGATTGCCGTGCGCCATCTGGCCCTCCAGCAACACCTGCTCAAGGTCACGCAGCGCCGGCGACATGCTCTGCATGCCTTGGCCGAACTCGACGAAATGGTCTTTGACGAACTGCTCGCTCAAGCCAGCCTTGAGCAGCCACGGCAAGAAGTGCCGCATGTTCCAGCGGTCAAAGCCGATCTTCGCGATGTTGTAGTGCCCGAACAGTCCGCGCAGATGGTTAGCAACATGCTCATAGGAAACGGTCCTACCGGGCGTCGTCTTTAGATGACCTTGCGCCCGCCAAAGATCGTAAGGTAGCCGATCGGCGATCGTCTTCTCGCTCAACCCCTCCGACGGTAGCCAGAACGTTGGCTCCACGTGCCACTTACCATCGCGCCAACCGATCAGGACTAACGCAGTCAAATCCGCCACCTCAGACAGATCGAGCCCACCGTAGAGCGTGAGACCTGCGAGCGAACCGGGCGGAGTGCCGCAACCCTTCCAAACTGTCGGCGAAATAAACATGTTTGTCGGCTCGACGCGCTGGTTCAAAATCAGGTTGCGATATTCACTTTCGCGGGCGGGCATACGCCGGGCATCCGCTGCCATGGCGAGAACCTCGCGCGCGTTGAGGAAGGTGCCGAATGCCGGATTAGCCAAGCGGATCGTCGCCTCGTCAAACGGATCAAGGTCAGCGGGCGCAGTGTACAACTTGACAACTGTGTGCGGGTCATTCCCGGCCAGGCAATCATCGATTAAAATGCTCAATAGATCACCGTCGGTCGGCGCCTGCGTGCTGATGACGATCGACAGCGGGTTTTCCTGCGCACCGACCCCGCTTTCGAGCACCTCATAGAGCGCAGATCGCGGACCACGCACCTGTCCTAATTCATCGTGCACAATGAAGCTCGGCGAAAGTCCGTGCGCTGTCGTCGAATCAGCGCTCAAGGCGCGGTAGCGCGTGCCAAGCTCGGGGCAGACGAGCGACTTGGCAGTCTCCTGAATTGTAACCGTCCGCGCCAACGCCGGATTCAATCTGATCATCCTGCTCGCCGCCGCGAAGATGATGGCCGCCTGATCCCGACTCTGCGCCGCCGAATACAGTTGCGAATTTGGTTTACTCTTGGCGGGCGGACCACAAAGATGCGCGAGCAACAAACACGCGGCTAAGGTCGTTTTTGCGTTCTTACGCCCCATCGAAATAATCGCCCGACGGGTGGGGCCGTACGGATTATCGTAAACCAGACGGATTAAGTCTTTCTGCCAGTCCGCAAGCTCGAGCTTCTTGCCGACAAATTTCCCTTCGGGGACGAAACAAGTCTGCTCAATGAAAGTGATAACGTCGGCCGCGGTGATCTTGTCGTCGGTCAGTTGCTTTTGCTTGCGCCTGGACATGGGGCCTTGATCTCCCAGGGCCGAGACTCGGAGGCTCCTTCAATCCGCGAACCGGCCGCGCGCGATACCATCCGCGAACGCGGGGTCGCACGCAACTGGCCTAAGAGATGGGCGACGGTTTTTGCCACGGCACCATGAGCGATAACGAGTCCGGCGGCGGCCTCAGTGTCGTCTTGATCTTGCGTCCGCAACTGCCGCAGTTGCGCCTCCTGCCGCTCCGATGCCGCGGCCTGCGCAGCCAGGCGGCGAAGAATCAGCTGGCCAGCGGCATCAAGCCAGTGTCCGGGTAGGGCGTCGACCACCTGCCGCCAGATGCGCTGTTCAAGGACATCAAGATCCGCCGGCGGCTCCGGACGACCTCGGCCAGGAAGAGCGGGCACGACCGCGAGTGAGGCTGCAGATCTACGACCGCGGGGCATCTAAAACGATCTCTCGACGGATCATCGTAGCACAAAACCGACAAACCGGACCCTCTCCTCGATTCACCGGCATGAGATCGAGCAGCGCGACGATTGGGGGGCGCACGAAGCGAAAAGAACGCATGGGCGAGGCCCGGAAAGGCTGACGGGCGTATGTAAATCGAATCCGTCTGACCTGGGACCCGAAAATTGTGCACTTTAGCGGTGCTCGGCCGCCGCGCTCCGAGGTCTAAGTGCTTGTAAATAAATGACAATCCCGCCTGGCCCCGGGTTACGCAAATTTTTCCGTACGGCGCATGACGCGTGCGCCTTGGATACTCCCCGAGGATCCCAAAAGGTCCCCCAGTCGCAAAGCAATGGCAGCGCTAATTCAGCAACGCATTGGGATCGCGCTCGGCATCAATCGCATGCTCGACAGCTCTAAGCCGACGATACTCATCGCGCATGCCCTGCATTTCATCCACCAGCCCAGCAATTTCGTCATCTACGCGCTGAGCTACCTGTTCGCGCGCAGCTCGCTGCTCGCCGTCAATTCGGCAAAGCTCGTCGTCCAGGCGCTGGGTCATTTCAGCGAGCTCACGCCGGGCCCATCGCAGGGCGAAGCGATACCCGGAAGCAAAGGCGCGGAGTTCTTTTCGCGTCATCGGTGAGCCGCTAAATCGCGTTTGCTGACCGCCGATAGGATCTAAACCGCAGACGCCCGCGGCTGCCCATGGCATCAGTCGCGAAGTCGAGTTCGCAGACGGTGTCGTCGGCGTGCTTAACTGCGGCGCTCTGCAAATGCTGCGCAAGGCTAGCGACGAGCGTGCGCAAGTCGCCCTCTGCCGTTGTCGTCAGATCATTGCCGTTCAGCTTCATCAGTTCAGCCATGTCAGCCTCCATATTTCTTTTCACGTGGTGGCAAGGCCTGGCCATTTTCACTTCTCCTCAAGGATCTCGGTCTTTAATCGCTTCTCGGCCTCATGGTCGACCCGAGTCCTCATGGGGCTCAGCGACATTCCGAGCAGCAAGTCGAGCGCGTTGTATGCCTTCGAATTACCGCGCAGCCTTTTGGCTTGTAGTGCGATCGCCTCAAGCTCGGTCGCCTCGCGCCTCTCCTGCTTGGCCTCCTCATGCGTGCGGGACGACTGGTATGCTTTGTCCTTGGCATGCCTGTCCCAAAAGCCTTCAAGCCAATTCCACGCCGCCGCCTCCATGGCCACTCTGTCGGCATCAGTCAGCGGCGGGATGCGGGCAGCGATGGCTTGGCGCAGCCGATCAAGATCAGGACCGAGCCGATTCGATAGACGCTGGAGTCGAGCCTCACATTCGCGCCAAAAGATTTCGCGCGCCTCAACGGTGCCGTCGGCAATACTGCCAATGCTGGCGATGTGCTTTTGGCGCACGTTGCCGCCTTCGCGACGGGTTTCGACGATTGAGACATCGAGCCGGTGCCGCTTGTGCACCAGCGGACACAACGGCTTCATCGGACAGCCTTGCAGGAACGTCCGGCCCTTCACCATCATGCCGATGCCGTGGCGCGCATAGTGACGCGGGCGATCCTTGCACTTGCCGATGCATTCACGCTCGCCGCCGTACGGGCCGCTGTACCGTTCTGCCGTCATCTCACGGAAACGGATAAACATTGTAGTGGTATCCTTTCGCTACGCGTCGCGATTTTGTGCCACTACGCCGCGCCTCGGCTTGCGCATGCGCTTCGCGGGCGGCGTTTCGCGCAGGCGGACCGGACGCTCAAGCATTTCGGCCCCCTCAATGCAGGAGCGGTAGGTGGCCGCATCCCGCACCGTTGGCCTTGGCGGCAGCCTCGGCCTCTTGCTCCTCCTCACTCGCCGTAAGCTTGCGCAGCGCCTGCATGAGCGCAGTCTCGCGCTGCTCGGCTATGGCGTGACGTTGTAGCAGCGTGGTCAGCTCTGCCCGCTTCCCCTCGATCTCCTTCGCCAACTTTTGGGTCGCGTACATAGCCCCGGTCGCGGCCGAGCTCGCCCGTCTGATTTGCTCCTCGCGCTCCTCCTTTTTCGTCTTTTGCTCCCGCTCGATCAGCGTCTTGATCGTCTCGAGCCGCATCCGCTCGACGTCTCGCAATACCCAGCGCCGGCGCCGCCACTCGCCGACATGCTTCTCAAGGATCCGCATCATCTCCGAGATCGTTGGGGCGAATTTCTGCGTCTCGACGACCTCGCGGCAGGTGCTCTCAAGGGCGACCGCGGTCAACCCTTCGACCGCGCTGATGTGTTCGACAAGCATTTGCTGATACCCTTCTGGCGTGCCTGGGTTGGCGGCCGGGAACGATGCGATCAACACGCCGATACGCTTGCCGATGTGCGAGCGCTTCAACTCGCTGCCCTCACCATCGTCATCGTCATTTCCGGGCTCGTAGTTATCGGGATGGTCGAAGCGCTCGAACCCAGCCCGAGCTTTAGCGAGACGCTCTTGGCACCATTCGGCGTTGTCCTCGAGATCGCCGATGGCCATGCTGCTGCTATCCGCCGGACCGAAGCGGCAGCTTTTCAGCTCGTCGAAATATTCGTTGAGTTCGTTGAGCACGTGCATGAACCGCTTGAAATCCTTCCACTTGATGGGCGGTGGTTCGGGCGGCAGCGCTGGCGGTTGGCTTCCTGCCACGACCACGAGATTCTTCTTCATGACGCACCTCCCGCGCGTGCGGCTTGGCGGGTGGCGTGTGCTTCGGCGGCAGCGCGCTCTTCGGCTTCGTATCGGGCGACCAAATTGGCGGTGATTTGCGCCCAATCCGGCTTGCGGCCGTAGCGCACGCCATTGCGAGCATGGGCACGTTTTGCCTTGGTTGGCGGCGGCATCTGCCACCCGCGGGCGGCGAGCCATTGCGATAGCGCGGGCAGGAACCTCGGCGCCTCGCTCGCCGCGAGCCAAGCCCGGGCACCTTCGATGATCTCCTCCGGCCCGACCTCCTGGCGGGCCTTAGCGTAGGCATTGCGCGCGACCGCGAGCGCCTTCGGCGTGTCGTCGGCCGGCCATCCGCGGCGCCAGACCCCGCGCAAATCGCGAAAAGCCTGATCTTCTTTCTCGCCATCCGCCGTGGTGGGTTCGCTGTGATCAAAATTTCCGGCGGGGTGCCGCGAAAGCGGCGGGGCCCCCGCCGGAGGGGAATTTTCATCGCGCGAAGCGCGAACTCTCTCTCCAGCGGATGGGGGAGTGCGTAAGCACTCCCCATCCGCATCTTGATGGTTCTTAAGATGGTTCTCCTCCATAGCTGTGGAGGTTTTCTTTGGTCCAGATGGAGGTTTTCTCTGCCCCTCGAAAACCTCCTTAGCTGTGGAGGTTTTAAGGGTCATCCAATACTGGTTGGGGTGGCCGCGACCGGGCTTGCCGGGGATCACATAGAGGTCGCCCTGCGCCCGCATGCGCTCGATCGAGCGGATCACCGTTTGCTCGGAGACGCCGATGCGATCGCCGATGGTCTTGTAGCCGGGATAGGCGCGGCCGCCCTGGTCCTTCTCGTTGAAGTACTGGGTGAGCTCCAAAGCGATCCGGACATCGACGGCAAGGTAGCGCCCGCGGTTGATCTGCCGCAGCCAGGCGAACGTCTTCGCGGTGAATTGCTTGCTGCTCATGACCGCACCCCCGTGTCGGCGGTGCAGGGCTGGGCGATGGGCGTGCTAAGCCACCGCGTCAGTTCCTCGACCCAGGGCTGGTCCTCCGGCTCACACTCCAGGTGACGAGTGCATTGCTCGGGCGTCGGCAGCCGCGCGCCTTTGCGGACCATGTCGGCGATCAGGCGGCTTCGCTGATGGTCGGCGATTTTGTGCCAAGCCATCTGGCTGATGGCTGTCGCCCAGAACGGCACGACCTTGGCGTCGTCCTCGTAGTCCTTCTGCGAGCCGAGGCCGAGCAGGAATTCATGGCGCGGCTTGCCGTTGACGCGCACGGCGCGGACGAGGTCGAAGCTCGTCGCTGAAGTCGCCAGCAAGCCCAGGGCGGCGCAGTAGGCTCGCTTCTCGCTGGGACGCCCACCCTTAAGCTTGCGCCGCCCTGGGCGCGAATGAAGCCGATTGTCTCGGCGTCGGAAGGCTTGGGGTCTGCGTCGTTACCACAGTTCTCAGTGAGAGATTTGGTATCTACGCGATGGATGCGTTCCATGCGCCTGTTGCGCTCAGCCAGAATGGCGGCACCAACCGCAGCGAACAATTCCTTGACGTCGCGGTCGGCCGAGCTGACATCTTGCGTGGTGGCGGCTTGGCGATTAAATTCCGCGGCGTTGTTGACGCCTACGGAATGCGCCGCCCCTGCGCCGGGGCGGTTTCCGTTTTCGGGGGTCATGATTGGGGTCTCCGACTTGGTTACAGTCGGATGCCTATTATTCACACGAGCCGCCAGAAGGCATCACCAAGCCAAAAAAAAGAGAAACGTAGACCCGCAGAAGGCGAGTTACAGCGGGGACGACAACTTTGGCATGAATGCTTCCAGCCGTGCCGCTATCTTAGCTTGGTCATAACAGATTTGATTTACCCATCGCTCTTTGAGCCGACTGAATCCCTTTTTCCGAAATGCCAACGAGACGAAATAGGCGACCGAGGGCTGCGTCGTCGATCGGCTACGGGTAGGCGCCAAGCCCGTGCTCGCTGCCATGAGCCGGACGATGACGGCGACAATGATATCTCTCACCCAGGTGTCGGCGAGCGTGTGCCCGGGCGGATAGGGCAGCAGCGGCCGCAGCGTCAGGCCGACAAGGTAGCCACGGGCTTGAGTCGGTAATTCGTCGTAGCGGTCCTGGTCGAGGTGCTCGGCGAGGTACAATCGCAGCGCCCGCTCGGCCGCGGGATTGCCGGCCTGCGCCCAAGCGATCACCTGCGCCATCGGCAGCGTGCCCTTGTGCAAAAGCTCGTAGAGTCCCTGCTCAAGGTGGCGGCGGCCCTCTTCCGAGGTCAGCCGCTCCCGCACCGTGTCAATCATGCTGCAGATGCGATCAATGATCGCCTTCGCGTCGGCGTCTGAGACTTCGGTGATGCGCATTGCGGACCCCCTTCATCTAGCGCCCAAATATTGCGATGCTGGGCGCGGCCAGCAAGCATTTGAGGCCCGCTGGCGGCCCTAAAGCAAGTGTTCACCTCATCGGTCATACCGCGGCCCCGCCCGGCGGAAGCAGCCGCCGCCCGCGCGCGAACTGCATCGCCGCGACATCCGCCCCGTCAAAAGAAATCCAACCCGCGTTGAAAGCGCAGACCGTCAGATCTGCTTGCGTGAGCGGACGACCGAGCCGCTTCTCGATGCAGTCGAAGCATAGGAACGCTTGCGGCTTTGCGATGGTCGCCCACAGCTCGTCATGCAGGATCGGGCCCGCCGGTAACGGTTGGTCACATTCACAGCAGCATTGGTGGAACTCGCCGTTGATCACATAGCCCATACCAATGTCAGGAAAGAATTTTTTGAATGCCGCGATGGCCGGATTGATGCCGGTCTGGGCTTCGATTTCGTGCAGCCTTGCGCAGACCAGCTCGATCGAAGCGTGAGTAAATTCACGATGACGCTCGGTTTCCTCGTATTCGAATCCCCAATGGCTGAGCGCCGACAGCAAGCCGTGCGATGTGAGGTCGACGGTGCCATCGGGGCGCTGCTGGAATTCATCGTGGTAGTTCGGCTGCATCGGATCGTTCCAGATGCTCCACATGATGTGACGTATCAGTTGCCGATGGTCATCACGAAGGAACACGCGCGCCACCTCGCGGGAATTGACCACGATCTGGCCGTCGAGTTTGGACTGATGCAGCCGCAGCTCCGGTGCGAGCGCGAAGATCGGATCGCGCGGGGGCAAGGTGGTGACGTTCATCGCCATCGCCTTCTCATGGTTCGTTACCGATCAAATCTCGTGGCCGCTGCTCCACACGATGTCGAACCACTTGGCATAATGATTGTGCCAGTGCGCCCCGCGCACACCGATGGACACGTCTTGGTTGGTCGCCTTCACAAAGTTGGCGCTACCGAGATAGACAGTGGCGGGCGCAATCAGCACCAATTTGGCATGCAAGTCATCGATGATACGCACTTCGATGTCTGGTAACCGTCGCGCCAATTTTATCGCTTCCCACCGATAATGCGGATTGCAGGCGAAGCGAACGTGGTGCGGTCGACGTTGCAGGATATCCGCCGCATAGTCAGCATTCACCGAATAGGTGGCGATGCGCACCAAAACATCTGGCTGTTTGGCCAGCTGCGACAGCTTCATCGCCCACGAGTGACTCGGGAGATAGCCCTTGATCTCATGGCTACTACCGACCAGACCATGTCCATCGTTATTCCACGTCACGGCTTCACGTCTCTTCGGATTCGTCCAGCGATGCCACAGCAGCATGATGGTCCCAGGACAGAACCTCCCGCCTGCGGGAGGTTGGACGCTTCTCCTGCTCGGCCTGCTCGGTGAGCCAACGATGCACGGAAAGGATCAGGCGAGAAGACCGGGCATCTGACGCTGCTGCGAGATGAGGACGGTGATGGCAAGGCGGACTACATCGAACGCTATGCTGACGATTTCAAAGCCCCTTATGGC